GTTTAAGACTCAGCAGTCTGCTGCTGGATCATATACTGTGCCTGCACCATCATCGGATGAGTTGCCTATTGAAGGAGTCTCTGGTTATCTTGGCGGCGGTGGTGGTGGTGGAGCTACTACTGAATCTGGTGGAGGAACTGGTGGTAGTACATATTATCAATTTAATTACAATGGAAATACTATTAAGTTAACTGCAGGTGGAGGCGGCGGAGGTACTTCTGGTAATAGTGGAAGTGGTGGTGGAAATGCTGGTACTGCAAACATTAGTATTGGGGGAAGTGTAACAAATATTACTGGAACCACAGTAATTAATGGCGGCGGACTTTCTTGTGATATTCAGTTGTTCTATCCTGGTGGATCTGGTGCTAATGGCGGTCCTAGTTCTGGTGGTCAGGGTGCAGCATCTTCATATATTGGCGGTGCTGGTGGCGATGGTTCTAGAACGTTATTTGAAGGAACTAATGACGTTTCAGAAACTTTTAGCACGCCAAGTGGATCTTACTTTACTTATAACATCCCATCAACGTGGCCACTTGACAATTTAACAGCTGATGTAAAAGGTGGTGGCGGTGGTTCAGGTGGTCTCGGTGACGGTGGTAGCGGATGGCACGCTGGCAATGGTGGATCAGGTAAGAGAGTTATTGCTAGTGTTAATAACGGTACTGCTGCAACATTAAGAATTTACGTTGGTGGCGGTGGTAATGCTGGCGGTACGCGAGCTGGCGGTGGCGGCGGTGTAGGTTTTGCTAGTGGCGGCAGTGGTGGTACTGGTACTGGTGGCGGCGGCGGTGGTGGAGCAGGTGGTTCTTCCTCAGTTGGTACTCCATCAGCTATGATTATTGGTGCTGGTGGTGGCGGTGGCGGTGGTGCTGCTGGTGATGGAGCTCAGGGTGCTGATCAAAATGGGCAAGGAAACGCATCTAATGATGGTGTTCAAAGTCTTTCTTCATTGTTCTCTGGATCTGGTAATAATGGTGGCAATTCTGTCTGCTCTGGTGGCGGAGGAGGCGGCGGTGGCGGCGGTGTTGGTATTGGTGCTGGTATCGGTGGCGGCGGCGGTGGCGGCAACGGTTCTAACGCTCGTAGAGATGGTTTTGGTGGTCAAAGAGGACAATCTGCTGTTAAGAATAGTGGAACTGGACCTACTGCATCTTTAATTAGTGGTAACAACGCTGGCAATGGTGGTAACGTTAGCATAGGTCAGACATCAGGTGGTGGAAATGGTTCGGTTAAAATGACTGCAACTGAAAACCAAACTTTTTATGGTACTGGTGGCGGTGGTGGTGGTTCTGCGCCATATCTATTCTTTAATATTACTGGTCCAACAAACTTGAATGCTGGTACATTAGTTGTTGGTGGTGGAGCTAGTAACGGTGGAAGTGCGGGGCAAGGTGGTGTAGGATATACTATTACAGAAGAAATTCCTGGTGGAACAGGAACAACTACAACTTCTGGATTATTTGACAGTGCTAGCCCAACAACTGATTATGTGCAGTCTGGTACTGGATCTGGATCTTCTGGAGGATTTGTTTCTGCAGATGTTGAAAAGTATTTACGTTTCTTTGGAAATGAAGCAGTAAGATATGCAAGATCAGTTACAATTAATGCATCTGCAACTAATGGAAAGGGATCGCAAATTCTTTCTTCTAAGTGGAAAATTATTCGTGGTAATGGCAGCAATGGTGGTGAGCAACCAGGAGAACCATTAGAATTATTTGCGAGTAATGATAGTGCCGCTAGTTTTACAAAAATTGGTACATTATCCTCTGCGACTGGACCTACAGCATGGACATTTGTTGATGTTGTTATTCCCACTGCATTTAGAGTTAGTAATCTTATCCTAGAAGTTAGACAAACAAGATCTAGCACTGGTAACTCGGCAGGAGATAACTTTGGTATTGATTATGTTTCATTCCAACATGAGGAAGTAGAACAGACTATTACAACATATCCTTCTGGTAAAGCTGATCTTGGTATTGAATTTGTCACTGAAAGAATTGCACCACAAGGAGATCCATTAAACTCCGCTGGTTTGGATATTAATGAGGGTATATTTACGCTTTCGTCTGCTGTGAAATTAAATGTCACATCATATTTGCAACCAGATATTGACATTCCTCTATTAACACGCTATCATCTAGTTAAGTATATGATCCGAGCGTATTAATGCTAGCAGCGAGTGAGAGTGGATTGATTATTGATCCTGATAGAGTTCAGGGAAATTTTGCAGATTTTATTGGTGTTTATAAAAGGTTTGTACATCATGAACTTTGTTCTGCTATTGTAACTAATTTTGAGCGATATCTGGGGATTAATCCACAAATTGCTCAGTATGGTATGGATCAGATGCCAACAAAGAAGTTGGCACGACATGATGTTAGTATCATGCTTGATGATGCTGATATGGGATTAGCATCACACTTCTACAAATATCTTAATGCTGCATTTGAGAACTACAAACAAGAATATGATCATATCAGTAGAGTGAGAATGGAATCTATTGGTCTGAAAGTACAAAAGACACCACCAGGTGGTGGTTATCATACTTGGCATTATGAAAACTCTAGTTTTAGAGCAGCAAACAGAGAATTGGCATGGATGGTATACTTAAATGACATGCCAGATGGTGAAGCAGAAACAGAGTTCTTGTATCAAAAGAAACGATACAAACCACAAACAGGTACATTACTGATTTGGCCAGCAGGAATGACACATGTCCATCGTGGGAACACTGTCTTTACCCATGATAAATATATTGCAACAGGCTGGTTCATCAAACTCCCCTAATCTAATGGCAGACATCCGTGTAGTAGTGCAAGTCAATGCACTAGAAAGAATGATCATCGTTGATGGTAAAACAGAATTTATTGATGAAGAATATTGGAATGCTAATATCCAAAATATTCTATATCCATTCTGGACATCTGATCTAGACCGTTTGATTCACCTGAATTATTTCAGTGATGGATCATATGGTGTTGAGAAGAAGAAATATGTTTATGATCGTACCACTAAAGATAGAAAATGGAAAACCTATCAATGGAGAGAGCCAACTAACGAAGAAGTAGGAGCAATTGCTGAAAGAATCAAAGAAAAATACTTTGAGTTTCAAGATGCTGACCAAGAAACTATTCAAGAAAAACTATACAATGAGTATGGTAGATGGAGTAAGATTTCTTGGGAAGGTATTAGAATGATTAGAAACTTCCTTCTTACTGATAGTGATTGGACTCAAGTTCCTGATGCTGCTATTGATGCTGATTTAAAAGCACAGTGGACTGCATATAGAACTAAATTGAGACAATTACCACAAGATTATGATGGTCAAGATGCTGATGATGTAAGATTTCCAATTAATCCTACAATGTATGCTAGATTTCTCACAAAACGAGATGATGATGGCAATCTAATAAATGAAAACACAGCATATTTGGCAACTGGTGATCAGTTTGGTGTATTCACTGCATCAACATATGGCGAATATGCAAAGAGAATTGTCATGACAATTGCATCAAACTATAAGATTAAGAATCCTGATGTAATCTTTAAGCCTGCTAACTTTACGCAGAACTTTACAGAAGATCAAGACGAATTAGAAGCACTACTACGAGCAGTACAAGAAAGTAACGTTTAATTATGGAAAACAAAGTTAATATTCTCATCCTCACATTAATTACTGGGGAAGAGGTGATCGCTAATGTTAAAGATCATATTGAAACAGTTGATGGTATTGAGCAGAAGGTATGCTATAATCTAGTATATCCGTTTGCTTTGAACAGACAAGGTGCTATTCAAGGTCAACAGGTTGGTGTAACATTTACACCATGGAAGTTTTTTTCTGTTGACACATCATTCCTTATTGGATTTGATAAGGTAATTAATATTTGTGCTCCACTTGAAAATGTAACTCAGGCATATAGGTCTGCAGTTGACAACTTTATTAAGAGTCTAGCAGGAGTGGCTACATGATTTATGAATATGATTTTTTTGACAGAAATCAATTAAGACAAATGATTAGTCTTTTTGATGCTGGCAAATTTGTTGATGGCTCGGCATCAGGACCAAAAGATAAAAATATTAAAGATAACACACAGCAGGATGATATTGACATCAATAAGATGGTCAATTCTGGAATTGCAAAGATCATGCGTGAATCTTCAGTATGTAAATATCATCCACTAAACAAGTGCTCTCCTTCTTTATTGTTGAAATATGAAGAAGGACAGCATTACGGAGACCACACAGATTTTTTTGAGATGTGGGGATCAAGAACTGATTACACTGCTGTCATTAATCTAAATGATGATTATGAAGGTGGTGAACACTACATTAATATTGGCACAGAAACTATTGAAAGGAAGTTAGAACCAGGTAAACTGTTGATATATCCTACTGAGTTCATTCATGGTGTTAGACCTATTACTTCTGGTGTTCGTAAATGTATCACATTTTGGATTGAAAGTTCTGTTGCTGATCCTATGATGAGATATTATATTACTGAACTCAATAAAGTATATGAAAAAATTAATGGTGATCTAGACAGAGAAACACTAACTCAACTAGATCTAGCTCGCATGGGAATCATAAGACGTTCTTCTATCTTTAGAAATTAATATGCCTTTACTGACAGATATTAAATCATGGGACACTATTCTAACCCAGGATGAAATGAATGAAGTTGATAAAATTGTTAGTCGCCCTAGGTGGCAGTTTGGTGCTACCAGTCATATAGCAGCACCACACAAAAAGTTTTGGAAGATGGATGTGAAGGGATGTGCAATTTTTGATACTATCATTCAAGAAAAAATTAAAGTTCTTGTACCATTTAAATTTGAAATTCTTGATTATTATGTGAATGGTCACACAAGAGCATTAGATGGTTACATGCATACTGATGATGCAGATTATACATTTCTAATTTTCTGTAATCCTGTATGGGATCTTGTGTGGGGTGGTAAGACTATCTTTGTTCAAGATGATGGAAGATATGATGCTGTTTTTCCTAAACCTGGATCTGCTGTACTATTTCCATCTAATATGATGCATTATGCTGAGGATGTTAGTAGAGAGTTTTACGGAATTAGAGTTACAGCTGCATATAAATTAAAGAAAGTAGAGGATACTGATGCAGAACTTACAGACGTTTGATAGTGCTAGAGATTGGGATCAGATTGAAGAATATGTTTCCTCTATTTCTGGTGCCTTAGTATATTGGCAAAACCCAAGACTAGAGCAAGCAGACGATGCTGCCAAAAGTATTGTTATTGATTATTATAAACTTGACGAGGAAGTACCAGCAAATCTTATCCTTCAAATGGAGAGTAAGTATTATGGTTACATTGAATTTAGAAATGCAGATGTTGCATTTGATTTTGTCACAGAGTATTTCCCCCGTAAAGATGAAGTAAATGATGATACTTATTGGTATCAGTGCTATGTTCTGAGACCAGATGGCGCAATTGAATATGAAAACAACGCATTACGACCAGGTAACAACAGACCGCAATGAATATTGAAGCCGCTTTTACTGTTCCAGTTTTTACTCATAGTGTTGAGAATTGGAGTGAACATAAAGATGAACTTATTACCATGCTTGACACTGAGGATGCTGATGGTCATCAAACAGATTATTTTAAATATCATCAGAAAGGTGAATTACCACCATATGCAGACAAATTGTTTGATGTTATTAAACCAGCACTAGAACAATTTAATGAGGTTTATCCAGAAGAGTTTGATATCCATAATGTATGGGGTCAAAAGTATTCTCGTGGTAGTTATCACCCACCACATAATCATGGAGCATTGGGATACAGTGCCATCTTGTATGCCAGTTTAGAAACTGACCATAAACCAACTTCATTTTTTGCTCCATATCTTGACTTCATTGAGGGTAACGTGATAGAATATGTTCCTGAGGTCAGTGAGGGAGACATTATTTTCTTCCCATCGTCTTTGATGCATCAATGCAAAGCAGTAGAATCTGACTCTGAACGTGTTATTTTCTCTTTTAATATTAAGACCAAATAATGAAAGTACCAAAACAATATGAGCTGACGCACCTGCAGCTACAAGCAATGTTACGTGACCATAGTATTCATGAAAGCGAACTAATGTATGTTGGTGATCGTGTTTATCCTGAGGACTTTCAAGCACATCCAGAGTATCATGGTATTGTCATGCCGTGGTACTTAATTGGTGGTGAACATGAAGTGCCAGTATGTGATATTGCATCAGTTGACCAAGTAGACGATGATGATTGTGTACCTGAAAATGATGGTTGGGGACCACAATGAATAGAAAAGACTTGTTTGCATGTCCATTCTTCTTTGATAAAGTAGAACTTGATGATAGTAAACTAGTTCCTGCTATTATTAGTACACCAATTGCAGGTGCAATGAGTCATAGCATATCTGTATTGGATAATCAATTCAGTTTTCTATCTGATCCAATCAACGCTATCACGAAAAATGTGATGGAAGAGATGGGTTATGAAAACTATACCATCTTTACTAGCTGGATGACTAAGACTACATCTTCATTCAGACATGGTTTTGATCATATGCACTGCAATTCTTTCTATAGCGGTGTATTATATCTTACGGATAAGTGTTCGCCTATTCTGTTCAGACATCCATTACCATGGCGTTGGTCATCTGGTTCTCAGGATAGAAATGATGGCGTTTTAGCGTCAAATCAATTTGCATTTACTCCAAAGAAAGGTGACATTGTAATGTTCCCATCACATGTTCATCATATGATCTTGCCACATCACCAAAATGAAGCACGTTGTAGCATTGCATTCAACGTTATACCTGTTGGTAAGTTCGGTAGGCAGGACAGCACGGTCAATTTGATAACTGTCAGTCAAATGTAAAGAAAATGTGAGGAAACACTAGATTTCTCTCTTAATGATCTAAACTAACGTAGTAAACACAGGAACCCATGGATTGGAACAGCACCACGAAACATGAGAAACGTAAAGATGCGTTCTATATCTTTTACGAAAGCGTATTGAAGCCAGATCATGAGTTACGTCAATGTGCTCATAATCAGCAATGCTATCATGAATTGCTTGAATGGCGCAATGAAATCATTGAATACCTTGACAAACGTCGCAACGAAGACTTTAATGCCAATTGAAGGACGCCCCTAATCTAATGACAACTGAAATGCTTAAAGGAACAGAAGAATTCTTAAACAAGAGCTATGCAGCACAACGTAAAGATCGTATGCAAGATTGCATTGATGATTACCTCCAAGATGGTAAAGTACCAGCAAGACAAACATATGAAGAGATGCTATCTTGCATCAATGATGTGATGGAATATCACAAAAATAGTTATTGTCGTGCTTCTGAGTTGTATGATCTGCTGCAGGGTCTACGTCAAGTCAATTTAGGTGAAACTTCACTTGAAAAAGAGTTAAACTATGATAAATTACCTAAACGTTACTGATTACAATGAACGAAGAAGAATTCAAAGAAGCTATTAAGAACCTTCTTATGATGCAGAACAACAATGACACTAACTTTCAGATCTTGCAGGTGCAAGTTGATGATTTGCGACAACAACTTAATCAGTTAAATGATCTCAAGGAGATGTTCCGTCTCCCCAAACCAGAGAATAAGGATCGCAAATTATTTGATGAAGCAGAGTAATTTTGAGATACTCCAACCTGTAGAGTATCGTGGCACCACAGGTTACATTAGCTTCATTAGTGAATATTACATTAGTATTTGCTTTATTGACCTTCCACTTCCAGAGTCAGCACACTCTAGATGGGGTCGTCATTATGTCAATTTGATTGTTTACCCCTCTAACTGGAATGAAATACGCTGTTGTTTGGATGAGATCCAAGAAAAAAGGTCAGAGTCGCCAAGAAGCGATCTTCTACAATTTGGAAGACGCCGCAGCATGGGAACAGCACATAAACAAAACCGTACACGCTAAAACTAACATCATCCCTATCTTTGGTGACAGTTGAGCTAGTGTCCACTATTGTGGCACAGCACCCCAAAACCATGTATATTAAGAGAGTCAAAGGAACACACCCCATGCAACTCACCACACTCGTCACCACCGTTGACTTCTTCCCTGAAGCATTCATCGCTGAAGAGTCTGGCACTGTCGTCAAGCGTTTCCAGAAGCG